CCGGGGGCAATGTCGCGCAACTCCATTAAAGTGCCTGTTGTTCGCCCGTAGTCTTGCCACTCGCCGCCATTACGCCGCGCTTCAAACTGGTACGTGTCCACAAAGCCGCTCTGCGCCACGTCCCAAGTCACGCGAAGCAAAACTTTAACGGCCGAACCGTCTCGTGTGACGTAGAGCTCCTCGGCACCTGAAGGCCGGCCGGGAGGTGGCACATCAAAAGCCGAGGGCAGGTTTGTGCGCGGCGCGGCTGCATAGATTTGCTCCTCAGAAGCCGACCAATCGTAGACCAGCGGAGAGGTTTCGCGCAGGATCAATTCCGGTGCGATCCTTGCGCCATTGCCGATCTGCGTCAGATCGAGCCGCACAGATTGAACCTCAAATGGCTTGCCGGCCTGCGTGTGATCTCCGGTAAAGCCCCAACGCTCGTATTTGAAAAACGCGGTTTCTCCAGCGGACACCCGCCAAGCTTTCAATTTGCCGCTGATCTTGACCATCTGCTGGCGGCGATTGGTCTCCAGCGCGACCTTTGCAAGCCTTTGTGCGGCCGAAGCAGAGATCGTGAACGGCAGGGAAATGTCCCGCCAAACCTGCTCGCCTTCGTCCTCCTCACGGTAGAAGTCTGAGGCGTAAGCCGGAAAGTCGTCTGGCTGCCAGTTATTCTCCGGGCTCACAAATTGGCCGCGCACCGCGTTGAAGTTGGATGTGCGGCTTTGCCGTGTGGTCAAGGCAATGCCGCCTTCGCGCACGTCGTCGCTTGTCAGGACTTCTGTGGGGATGCGGTATGCGCCCGCGCGCAGGCGCCACTGCCCGGACTGCCAAACCGTGCGGCCCGCCATAGCGGTCAACATGGCCTCAATAATAGTCTTGGGAGGCTCGGAGAGCGAAACCACCCCATTGCAGGTGTAGCGGCGCTCCGTGGCGCCGTCCGATAAAGGGACGGTTTCGTCACAGATGTTGGCGGCTTCCACTAGGCTGTTAGCCTCGATGCCGTCATCCGCGCCAATTCCAGCGCCAATGCCAAAATTCGGGTGTGCCATATAGTCCGCCACGCACAGCGCCGCGTTGCTGGTATAGCCCCGGGTGTTTGTGCGCGGATCCAGAACGTCGCTTTTGCCCTCCAGATCGACCGTGATGTTGGGAATGCCTACGGGGAAGGCGTCCTGATCGTAGGTCAGGCGCAAATAGATGGCGGCGCACCCAGCGATCCGGTGCTGCTCTGTCCAAAGATCAGGCGCGGCCTCAATAAGACCGGCAAAGGCCTCTTGGTCCAAATCGCCTAAGCGCTTTTCGACAGTGACCTTGTCCTCCCAGCGTCCTTGCGCGGCCCCTTCGGCGTCAACGGCCTCCTCGCCTTCAAAGTAAATCGATCCGATCGAATTTACTTTGTGGCCGGCAAGCACGATCACCAGATGCAGGTATTTGTCTTTTTCTCCTGTCGAATGGAGAAAAGTGATGACCCCACCTTTGCGCGCGCGGCCATAAACCATCTCTCGCGGCATAGCTGGCTCGCGAACGGTGACCGTGCGCGCCTGCATCTCGATCTGGCCCATTGAGGGCTTTGGCATCATCGAGGATGCGGCGGCTGACAGCAGCATCGAAGCGCCGAAATTGGCCGCAAAGCCGATCAACCCGCCAGCGGCAAATGCCGCCGCTACACCACCCGCCGCAATTGCAGCGCCCCCAAGGGCTACAGCTCCAACGACAACAGGTGGCATGTGCTAAGTCCTCCAAGCCAAACGGCAGTTTGAAAGGGGTAAAAAACTCAGGCCATCAGGCCCGACAAAAGCAACGCCCGCCCCAAGGCAAACGCCAAAAGCCTCAGGGTCGCTGCCGAGCACCAGATCTCCACGTTGTGCCAGCAGCACAAACTTAAGTGGTTCTCCCAGCAGGTTCCGTCCTCCGGCCTCAAGGTCTGACCACCCGAGCTTTCGAAGGACGCGCTTTGCGCCCAGAGGGGTTGTGTACCGGCCGCGCCATAAAGCGGCATCGTCTTGGCCGCCGGTCAGCTTCCGACGGACGTCAAACGCCCAAGTTGCGCAATCGTGGCTCCCCCATTCAAAGGGCTGAATGCGCGCGTGTGCCACGGCGGTTGCAAGGCATTGCTCCCAGTCTGGAATTCGGCTCATCCTCGGCCCCACGTGATATCTTTGTCTTGGATGGAAGTGACGTGCTCAAACCCCCGGTCGCCCGGGTGCAGCACTTGCTGGCTTTCATGCGTGTATCGCCAGCTTCGCGCGGTCCCTAAATCAATCAGCCGGCTCTCATAGGAGATTGTTATCGTGCAAGATGCACCATCTTCGCTGATTTCCGGCACGTCGAGACGGCCTGAGAAAGCTTGCACCGGGTTTGCGATAACCTCTCGGTCGGGCGTGAGCATGGCCAGCCAAATGCGGCCGGGCTTGCCCTGACGCGCTTCCTCAATCGCAAGTCCGATCAGGTTCATTGGAACGCTGGACAGCGAAACGGTCGTCCCAGAGGCGACAACCTCTGAGGTCTCCTCTAACGAGCCAAGCCCCATGAGTGCCCCTGCGCCGGTCCAAATCTGATCATTCCACTCGATGTCGTGGGGGCCGGTCCACAGTCGCACCCAGCCCGAAGCAAACTCACCTTCAAAGAAGATTGCGGGGAAAAGCTCGCCACTTTCCATTGCCGCTAGATAGCCTTGGGTCGCTTCACGGGTCATAGAGCTTCTCTTGCGCTAAAAGTGATTTGATACTTTCCAGCTCGACTGATTTGCGCGGGCACCGGCTCGTTCAAACGCAGCACTGCCTTTGGTCGCCCAACGTTCAGTTCAGTGCCCGCCGATGGAGAAGACCGCAATCGTGGCACAAAGCGCAGCGTGGCTTCACCGGTGGCGTCTGAGGACACGTCCTCGGTCACTTGATAGAGCCGCGATGCCGCGTCTTGGCCCAGAGAAAAGAAATCGCCCGCCATGAGCAAAGGCCGCTCCGAGAGCCATCCCATAGTGAGCAAGGCGTTACCGGTTTGGTTGTTGGCTGCGACTACGCCCTCTCCAGTTTGGCCCGGCGGCTCGATGCTCGGGTCATGGAACAAGAACCGGCCACGAGACCCACCAAGGGCAGCAAAGAAGGCCGACAATCGCCGCCCATCTACTGGCTTCAAAAGGGCTAAAGTGACCTGATATTCCCACCATTCGCCCCCCCAATCTTGCACTTCTTGCGTGCCGGTGAATGGGGAGGTTGTTGCTGTCACCGCAGTGGCCAGCCGGCGCTCAAGCCGGCTGACGAGGTTTATGGGGAGCTCCGGGATCATACCGCGTATCCTCGCCGACGATTGTCCGCGACATTTTGGGTCGCGATGCGTGCAATCTCGGGCACAGCGGCCCGAAGTTTTAGTTCGATCTGCTCGGCCACGCCCATCTGCGCGCCCCGTGCATCGATGCTGATGCTCATGCCGCCTGCAGACCCTGCGTTGCCATACCCGGCTGCCTCACGGCGGTTGAGAACGCGCTCACCCCTTTGAAGGATCGTAGGAACCTCGTCGGGACGCAGGCCCGCCCAGCCTCCGCTGTGCATCTTGGGAGCCCCCGCGAAGGCAGAAGCGGGCAACGAGCGTGTGTGGCCCGATACTCCGACTATTCCGCCGCTGTGAGAGACCGCAGCCGTCACGTTTGCGCTGCCGCCAAAGACACCGCCCAAAGCGTTAGCAAGAGGCCCCAAGACAGCGTTGCGAAACGCGAGGACCGCAAGATCCGCAAGAATGGCGCTCACGAAGCTCTTAAAGTTGATCTTGCCGGTTTCGATAAAACTACGAAACGCGCTCTCCGCACCGGAAAACGCGCTCGTTAAAGCGTCACCGAGGCCTTTGCCCCAATTCATTGCGTCGGCGGCATATTGGCGAAGGCTTGAGTTGACCGCGTCGAAACCTGTCAGCTCGGTCTTTGTCTCCTTCGCCTTGTTGCCTGCGTTTGCCACGGATGTGCCAAGCCGGTCAGAAGCAGCCGTCGCTTTATCGAGCGCCTCTGCGCCTTCCTCGCCGCTGCCGGCCACGGCCTCTCGCAATGCTGCCCAAGAGGTCAAGGGCAACATCGAGCCGGTTGCGAGATCACTCGCCGCCTGACGGTAGGTGTTGGCCGTGGCCAAGGCGTCGGATGCGATCACATCTAGCCCCAAGTCCGGGCCCGTGAGCGGGTTTTCCTCAAACGCGCGTTCAAAGGCGTCCGCTGCCGCGGTGCCGGCGTCGCTGGATGCGCCTGCAAACGGGTTTTCAATATCGCCAAGGCTGATATCGCCGATTTCACCAAAGGTTGTCTCGATCCCAACCGCAGCCAGCGCGTCGCGGATTTTGCCAGTGAACGCATCGATCCGAGAGATTGCGCCGTTCAGCATCGCCTCAACGCCGTCGAGCATTCGATTGGCCGCGTTAAATACAAGATCCCCGATGACCATTGGCAGCCGAGACCAGATTTCCTTAATCGCGTTTAAGGCGCCTTGAAACGTGTTTGCCGTCGCGTTGCCGAATTCCACCACGCGCTCGATGGCAGAGCTCATGCCTGTCGCGGCATCGGCTTTTAGATCGTAGAACATCGCCGAGGCCGCAGCTCCTGCGGCAGAGGCACCCATCTTGATCCGGCCCCAGACTTCGGCGCCGACGTCTTTCAAAAGAGCCATAGCAGCCCCAAAACTTCCGACACCCGAGGCGAGCTGGCTGAATTGGTAGACCAGCTCACCAGCTCCCACGATCAGGGCGCCGACCCCGGTGCGGATTAGCGCACCGCGTAGGACCAAAAGCGTTGTCGCAAGACCGCGCACAGAAAGCGCCGCTGCGGCAAAGCCCGCGACCCAGCGCCCCGCCAAAAAGGCCACAAATGTGCCTGCGATGCTCGCGATGCGGCCAAGGTTGCCAAACAGGCCTTGGATCGCCTGACCCAAAGGACCGGTTGTGGCAGAGATCGCCGCAAAAGCCTCGGCTAGTTTTTCCAAAGCGGGAGCAGCAGCGACCGCAAGTTGGTTAGCCAGACCACGAAAGATCAGTCCAAGGCGTGAGATAGCGTCGTTTGTGCGCTCAATCTGGGCTGCGTCCTGATCAGAAACCAACACGCCGAAATCCTCGACGTCTTTGGTCGCTTGGCGGAGCGTGGCGCTATCCACGCGCGTAAACACCAGACCAGCCCGGTCGCCGAACAGTTGCGAGGCAACGGCCGCCCGCTCGGCCTCTGGCACGAATTTGCCGAGGGCGTTTTGAATGGCCGCGATCCGCTCGTCCAGCGGCATGGCTTGCAAAGCGGAAGCCGAAAGTTGCAAGCGGTCGAGCGCTTTTTCGGCGGGGCCGGCACCTGCTGCGGCCTGTGACAGGCGGCGTGTTAGCTGCAACGTTGCTTGCTCGATTTCGCCCATGGAAACACCGGCCAGATCACCTGCGCGCTCGAGAACCTGAATGCTGGCCACGGTTGTGCCAAGCGAGGCCGCCAACTTTGCTTGCGCATCGACCGTTTGTAGGCCGGAACGCATCAATGCGACACCTGCCGCCACGCTGGCCGCAGCAGCGGCCGCAGAAGCGACGGCCGCGCGCCGTGCAAAGGCTGCCAGCCGGCGGTTTGCGATCTCCATCTCGGCGCTTAGCCGACCGAAGCCGCGCTTGCCAGCGCCGCCGACACCTTCAAGCTCGTTGCGAACCTGACGGCCTCCGGTAGCAGCAAGGCGAACACTGACACGTTTTTCAGCCATCGGCTTCTTCTCCTTGCTCGCTCATTTTCCGAACCATCGCCGCCTCTACCGGCGGCAAAAGCTCTCCGATCACGCGCGCCCTAATGCCAAGCGCAGCGCCTAGTTGAAGCGCCGCACTAATATCCCAGCCGATAACAGCCCCGCCGCCTGCGCCCGAAACGACCCGGAGTTGACCACCAAGTCGCTGGACGAGGTCCCAGACCTGCCAGCCTTCAATCGATTGTGGGAGGTTCACTTTGCCCGGGCACTCGTCGCAAATCCCCGCGCACGATGCGCAATACTCTCCGCCCCCGCCAAATTCCCATTCAGCAAGAGCGGTTAGTCGTTTTTTTCCGCATCCACCATCATCGCGCCGGCCACAATCTCTACTTGGAAGGCCTCGAACATCGGCCAAATGTCGAACAAGGCGTCAACCCATTCCTGAGAAACATCGACAGGGTTGCCGTTTGCGTCGCCGACGCCTTCCCATTCCTCGATCAACATACCGCCGATGATCTTAGCCACCTCGAGCGCTAGTGCCTGATCAGGCTCCGCGTCATCGACGGCGCCCAAGGCAACAACCCGCGGGTTACTTCTTGCAGCCAGCATCATAGCTGACGAGAGCGGCTTGACCTTGATCCTGACGCCGCCCGCAAGGTCGACCCAGCGCGCGTCATCAGAGAGATTTAACTTCAGCATCAGTAGGTCTCCACGGCGTTTTCTAGGGTGACTGTGACCATTGGCGAGCCGTCGGCGTGTTGCGCAGCCTGCCAGTCAAAGGTGACCTGAACACCTTGCGGCCCTGTGATTTCGCGGCGAGGTCGAGGCAAAAAGACCCGAGGTGCAGAGACCGTCAAAGTCTCCCCTGTGGGCAGCTGATATCCGAAGGTCAAAGCGCAAGAATTGCCCCCGATTGCCTGATTGAGCAAAGTCGTGTCGGCGAAGCGCACGCCGATGCTGCCTGTCATGGCTGCAATGGACGCGTCGGCGCCCTCGATCTTGCCATCTGCCCGAATGGTCTCCACTCGGTCGAGGTTGTTTTGGTAGTTCAATTCTGCGCTGATGATGTTGCCGATATCCACCCCATCGCGCTTCACAGAGCCGTTGAAATGGCCAAAGCGCTTAAGTGCCAGCGTAGACGGTGTGCCCGCTTGGCTAGATGTGGCCAAGTCTTCGCCCTGTGCAACGATCTCGACCGTTGAGGTCAAAAGACCGGAGCGCGCCATCGACCAGCTAAAGCTGTCGACCATGCAACCCGAGTACATTGCGAAGCTGGGCACCTCAGGCATCCCGACTTCCACAGAAAAGCTTGGCAGGTTCCAGCTTCCGCTTGAGAAGACGTGCTCAAAGTCATCTGTGCCTTCGGTCGTGGTGGGCGCGCCAAAGGCTCCTTTGAGCCAATAGCCGTAAGCCTCAGCATCCAAGGGGACCACGACATTGCCGTCAGCCGTTAGAGCGTCTTTGATCGGTTCAACTGGGTCTCGGCCGTAGCCCAAAAGCTCCGAGGCCAGCAAAGGCTGCTCAGCGCCCAGAGACGCCGTTGCAAACGGCATTTTGACGAAACCGCTAGCCGGCGCGGTGCCGTAGGTGGTTTCAAAGGCAAGTGCCAACTGCGCCCGTGCACCTTGTGCTCGTGCCATATCTGGTCTCCAATCTTTATAGGTTCAGGCGAGCGGGTCGGCGCTCGTGTAATGCAAAACAACGGTGATCGACGCAGCCTTGAAGGCCGAAGCCCCCTCGACCGGTAGATCGACTTCCTGAGGCGCTTCGGCCTCAACCCAATCACACAGTCCACCAAGCGTGCGGTCTGCGTGCAGCGCGACGCCAAGCGCCGCGATCATATCGTCAAAGGCCGCGTCCCGATGGTCAGCGCCGTGACGCATGGCCTCGATCTCGGCTTTGTGCTCGTAATGATAGGCGAGCGGCGAAAGGGTCACTTCCGGGTCACCTGGCTCGCCGTCGCGCAGGATGAATAGGCCTTCGCCCGGTAGCCTTTCTGGCAGCGCACCGCCCCGCATAGTGACTTGCGGCAAGGTTTCCATTTTCTGATGCAGCGCCCTTAGGACCTGCTCACGTTTGGAGGTCATTTCGTGCGGTCCTCCACCCATTGTGCGACAATTGCGCTTGGAATCGCGCTAATCGCGCGGTCAGTGTCACGCTCTAAATCCAGCCGTTTGCGTAGAC